GGGGGTATTGTCTGAAAAAGGCCCAAAGTCTGCACATGGCACGGAATTACAAGCCCTTTCCCGAGCTTTGGTGGCTCCGCAAACGTCTCAAGCTCTCTTCCAAGACTCCTTCTGGACTGGAATGGTGCATGGCCCACAGGCATCGGAGGGTTGGAGACCCTGCTGGCACCTATGACCCCATCACAGGCTTCTACAAGGTTTGCGTTAACGGAGATCGATACCTGGCCCACAGGCTCGTCTGGTACCTCCAGACGGGCAAGGAACCCACTGGTGGGGACGTGATCCATGCGGAGTCAAACCCAGAGAAAGACAACCGCCTGGAACTGACCTTGTCTACTGCGTATCAAAAGAAACGCACACCAGGACCGACTGTTTACAACTACTGTCCCAAATCTGAACTCTTCTGACCATGGCCCGTCTTATTGCAAGCACCACTGAGATTCCTCAGTTTCGTTATTTGGAAAATATTCACAATCTCAGTAATGAGATTCTTGAGTCTCACGGTTACTATCGGGGCTACCCCTGTGCTCACGGTCATCTCATCCGAGACTCATCCAAACACTGGTGTTACGAATGTGTTCACAAAATCCTCAGTAATGTTTGCGGCTTTGACGTGAGCTACCTACATGCGGACTACAAAGCCAAGTACGCAAACCTTTGGAACACAGTCACGGTCAACTCTCCCCAGGAATGCTGGCCGATCACTGGCAGCGGCGACAAAACGCCCAAGCGCATTTGCTTGCCCTCCTATCGTTCAGGTTATAGCAAGCAAAAATCTGAAAATCTAAACATGCATAAAGCTGTATACCAATGTGCATGGGGAGATGTTGGGTCTATGCCCGTTACCAGACTGTGTGGAAACAAAGCTTGTTGTAACCCACTTCACTTGGTTTCCAGCTGGAATCGCAACATGCCACCACAAACTATCTCACCGTTTGAAACCAAATTCAACGCAGAGCGTTTGATGCTTTTTAATCGTCGTCTTCTAAACCATAAAACAATTGATCCAGTCTTAAAACAAAATTACAAAATGGCCATAACAGACCCTTTGTATGTTAAAGAACCCCCCGAGTACAATGAATAAAACGATAATATTTATATTGAATGACACGCTCATCTCAGTCTCAACGGCAAAGAACGCGTCAGAATCCATTACTTCTTGGAAGTTTTAACCAAACTTCACTTCGTTATTTGACAGGCTCATTAGGGCCTGTCAATAAAGTTGTCGGCCGTGCAGATACAAATCAATATTCAAACGGTGGCTTTGGTGGAGGGACGTACAACCACTGGTTTCAAATAAACTTGGAAGTTCCTGCGTGGATTGTTACACGTAAAGGAGATCCTCGTCCTAACTATATCCAAGTTTCTGCGTACGATTTAAATTTAACGCCCATTCAAGGGCGCATGATTTTCCAAGCGGATAGTGAATTAGCTACCTCATTAGATGGAAATCCATACTATCCCTATCTAGGAAATGTTATGGGTGCAGGTTCTAACCTGTACAACGAATTTAACAGATATTCAATCGATAAAGGCAATGATCTTTATTTTGCCTTGCAACCTGGCAGTTATTTAATTTGTGTTTCAAGCACACGCAACGAACAACTTGATTACAGTCTTGGAATTGTTGTTGAAATATCAACAACTGAAATGTTTATCCTTTTAGAGGATACTGATGGAGACTTTTTAGTACAAGAAAATCAAATCAACACAGGAACCACTATTGTTATTGGTCCTCTTTTTGATGTAAACTACACAATACCACCTGGATTCAACGGCTTTACTTTTACAGAAGCTACTATTGCTGATGGAGTCACCGTTACAATTTCAGAAAATTCAGTGTGGTTAATTGGCTTCGATACTCCAGAGGCGCCTAAGGATAAATTTATTATTGAACCTTCGGAGTCTTACGATTATAATTCTGTTCATGAACATTCTCGAATTGAATGGACCGAGGCTTGGCAACGTGAAAGAAGCCCAGGAGATGCTTTGCCCGAAATCTTTAGTCCTTTAATTACCAGGCCATGATGCGTTTTTATAATTGGCTTATCTGTAAGCTGTTTAAACGTTGTCAAATCAACGTACCTAGCACTCATACAAATTTTGAAATATACTGTGAGCAAAATCCCTGGGCTAGGGAATGTCGTATTTACGAGGATTAATGAATGATCCCCAAAAGAAAATCAAAGATATTTACGAAAGCTATAGCAAATGGTTATTGGCTTCAGATGAGACTGACGCCATGGCTAGATATCAACAACGGATACGTGTGGCTTGCAAGCTTAGCAATCAGCAAAAGCCGCAGGCAACTAAACGACTGGGCCAAGCTTCGCAAAAACAAACGGGTGCGTCAGTTGAATTTATCTATGACAGGTAAAGAAGGACCAAGGACATTAGCTATTGGCTTACGCAAGGTAAAAGAATGGCTACAAGAAATTGAAATTAACGACGTAATTTGCCTGCGTTGTGCATCAGTCAAACCAGAAAAACAAGCACGTATGTATTACGGCTGGTTTTCTAAACACGAAGATTTTGTTTGGAATTACGATCCAAACGAACGTAGCTTTATGCTTATGAGAAAACTATAGATAGAATGATAAAAATTAGACAGGACCATGGAACACCTTAACAAGTACTTTGAAGTTGCTCTTGCCATCCATGCGGCATGTTCAGCAATTTGCGCTTTAACACCAACTCCTAAAGATGATCGAGTTGCGCGTAAGTTGTACAAGTTAATTGAAATTGGTGGTTTAGTGATTGGTCGCGCCAAGCAACGCTGATCAATTAGGCAACACCTGAGTCCAGAACACAACACCATTGTTGTCTTCCACCCATTTTTTAGTTGCGTAAGCCTCTTCTTTGCTGAGGGTTACGCATTTTTTTTCGTCGCCAACTTCCCAACACATGTTGACGCGAATTTTTAAATTTTTATTACGTTTCACTTTGATACAATAATTGCCCAACCTGTGTTGTTACCGTCGCACTCCCAACGACGCAGCCAATTTTTACGGCTGTATTTTACATCTTTGCCACGCGCAGCAGAGTTACTGACGTACCCTCCATTCACCATATTTGCCTCACCATTTGGATCGTTGTGCACAAAGTAATCAGCTGCAAAACCAACGCAACAGGTCCAGTGCCCGCCACCAGCAGGATAGTTTACATTGCCCTGATGCAACCAGCCAACAGCCACTGGCTTTCCGTTGCGAATTTCATTTTCTAGTAATGCGGCATTACCGTTTGTAATAAAAGTCGCTTTAAGTCCCAAGGATCGCAGAGCTGCTAGCTGAGCGTCTTTATCCGTAGTGTCTCCGTACTTAGCGCGAATTTTATTGTACTCATCATCAGATTTGACTTTGCCGTAGTAAGCCGAAATCATTGCGCAACTCGACGAAAAACATTCGCGGTATCCTGTACCAGATTGGTTGTCAAGCTGATAAAAATAAGGCACGGACAAAGTTTTAGACGTTGTCGCATCTGCTGTACTGCCACCTGGTGCACCAAGTTGCTTATCCATGATCTGGATTAATTTTGTTGCATAGCCGGGATCTGTAGCGTAACCTTCGGCAACCAATAAATTGGCGCAATTATTCCTGCTTGTGGCCCGATTAACACCTTTGTATGTACCGTAGTCTTTGTACCACCGATCAACTAAGTAGCAAGTGCAGGTGTAAAGATCTGGAAAGTCAATAAACCCAGCTTTAATTGTTACCCATTGACCGTTAATAAATTCCTGAGTATTAACTGTTGTACCAGATCCTTTAAGGCCGTAGTAGTTATACGTGCCCGAAGTATCTTTGCCCCAGTTTGACTCCAGGGCCCATTGGGCAGCTACACATTCCGGATATTTTGCGCCTGCTTCCTTTGCGGCAGCAAGAACACCTTCCCATGTATTTGCATATTTAACAGGTGCCGTTGGCGAAGTCCGGTATTTGATTGCAAATTTTTCTAAAATTTCAGAATCAATTTGTGTTTGCAGCCAGTTCCAAGAGTCAATCTGATGTTGCTCTTTTTTGAAATATTCAGCTGCCTCCGTTAATTTGATTGACATTTTCTAACACTTTTTTAAAATCTCCTTTATACACTTTAGGTCCAATGTGCATACAAGTAGATGCAGTGCTAACCCAAATCTCGTAACCAAGTCTTTTAATTTTATTGCACAAATACACGTCTTCTCCCATAAAATTCTCATTCATAAAATCGTATTGACAAATGTTGTACAACGCATTTCCCCGAAACATTGTCTGGTTACTGTTGTTAGCAAGATCTTTTAATACTTTTTTGCTTAACTTCAAACAACTAGTGCTTACCCAATCGACAGTCAAATACCCATCTTTGATTTCAAAATTTTCTTTTGGTTTAATATCGTAACTTTCAATGTCAGTTTTTTTAACCGTTGGGATTGCAACAACGTCAAAAGTATCTGTGACAACTGAGATAAAAGCCTGTGGATCGCAATAAACATCTGAATCAATAAAAACGAGAGAGTCAAAATCTCCTTCAATAGCCGCCGTTAAAATTTGGTTGCGAGCCATTGGTAAAATGCTTTCATACGACAGCAAAATAATATTTACATCAATGTTGTTTAACAAACTTTGTTTGCCAATTTCATGTAGAGCGTACGAGTACCAGGCATCAACTCGTCCGTCTAATGCCGGAGTACCAATTAAAACACGTCTTGGTTTGTTTTTATTTTTTTGAGTAACTGCTGCCATTGGGATAATCTTTTTTGCCATGTCCAATTCTTGTTGTAAAACGTTGTCTGTTCCGTAAGTATAGCTTGGTTTCCAGGGTACCAGTAATTGTCGATCACTCTGCTCAGTACCTTGGCATAATTATGAGCAAGCCTTTCGTGGTTGTTGTCATAAGTTACAAATTCAGCGTATTCACCACACGTTTCAAATAAAGCACCATAGTTTGTTACGACTGCTTGACAACCAGCGCACATTGCTTCAATTGCTGAAATACAAGAAGTCTCTTCAAAAACACTTGGATACGCAAAAATATGCGCATCTTGCAAAGCGGCGCGGATTTTGTCATTTGAAGCATAACCCATGACATTAATCCCA